GCAAAAGGAATTAGAGATGATTCTGATAATGAACAATTAATTTTTCAAAAAACTAACACTGCAGTTAATTATTTTGAAATGACCAATGCTGCAACAGGTAATAATCCTGCACTATCTGTAGCAGGAAGTGATACAAATGTGGGATTAGACATTACTACAAAAGGCACTGGATTAGTTAAATTTAATGATGCAGCCTACAATCCAGAAGCTACATTAACGGATGGAGCGACTATAAATTGGGCTGTAAATGCTGAACCCGTAGCAAAAGTAACCCTAGGAGGCAATAGAACTATTGCTGCTCCAACTGGAGGAGCCACTGGACAATTCGTCTCTTTACTGGTAATACAGGATGGTACAGGTTCAAGAACTTTAACTTGGAACGCAGTTTATGAATTTGCTTCAGATACTGCACCGACATTAACAACAACCGCTGATTTAGGGGACTTGTTTGTGTTTAGATATAATGGTACAAAGTGGTTAGAGGTTGGAAGAAACCAAGCTTTAACATTAAGTTAGGAGAAAAATTATGTGGGCATTAGTACAAAATGGACAAGTAACAAAAACATTTAATTATGCAAAAGGATTTGTGTTGAATGATACACAATATCCAAAAGACATATTTACTAAATGGAGTCAAGCTGAAAAAGAAGCTATTGGAATTTATGAAATAATTGTCGATAAAACAAATTACAAAGACACAGAATATTATATAAATACAAATTCAACAATTGCATTTGCAAATGGTCAAGTTACTGAATCTTGGGGAACTGCAACTGCTAAAAGATTAAATGATGAAAATGCAGTAGACGGAGATGGAAACCCTATATTACTTGATGGTGTTCAAGTTATTAACTATGGTTTAAAAACTGAAAAGAAAAGAATTGTAAAAGATCAAGCTGCAGGATTACTTGCTAAAACAGATTGGTATGTCGTTAAAGCAACTGAAGTTGCTGATTATACTGTACCTGCAAACATTACAACGTATAGAGCAGCAGTTAGAACTAAATCAAATCAAATGGAAACTGCAATAGATGGTGCAGCAAATGTCGATGCACTCAAAGCATTATATGAATATACAGACGATGGTAATGGAAACATTACAAGACCTTTAGGAGAGTGGCCAGAGGAGGTAATCTAACGTGTTAATAGTTGGAGGAAACCAATCGGCAGGGGGTTATGAAGTAGATAACTCATTAAGATTTAATGATGGGAGTTCAGATTATTTATCACAAACATTTAGTACACCAACTAATAATAAAAAATATACTTTTTCTTCTTGGATAAAAAGAGGTTCAAATCTAGGAAGTAGAACAGCAATTTTTGGTGCTGGTTCAGGTGGTAGTAATGAAAACTATATTGGTTTTAATACTGATAATACTTTTTATTATTACATTTTTAATGGATCTCAATATAGATATGTTTCTTCTGGTGTTTATAGAGATGTATCAGCTTGGTATCATTGTGTAGTAGCAGTAGATACTACATTGGCAGATGCTGATGATAGAGTGATTTTATATATAAATGGAGAAAGAGTAGCTATAGGAACTCAAGAAAGTATTCCACAAAATTTTGACTCTAGAATAAATAGTGCAGTAAATCATGGTGTTGGTTATTCTGGTAATACTTCTTTTGCATATTATTGGGATGGTTATCAAGCAGAAACAGTATTTATTGATGGACAACAACTAGACCCAACATCATTTGGAGAATTTGATGAGGACTCAGAAATCTGGAAACCAATAGATGTATCTGGATTAACCTTTGGTACAAATGGATTTTATTTACCATTTGAAAACTCTGCTGCATTGGGTCAAGACGATAGTGGTAATGGAAATAACTTTACTGTAAATAACTTAACTAGCATAGACCAAACTACTGATACGCCGACTAATAATTATGCAACTGCTAATGCAGTTGATTTATCAGGTGGTAATTTATCTGAAGGTAATACAAAATTAACAGCAGATGGAGGATGGGATGGTGTAAGAGCAACTATTCATTATCCAAGTAGTGGAAAATGGTATGCAGAACTTTATGTAAATTCAAGATCTACTGGTGTAACTGTTGGAGTTTTAGATTCAACTAGACCAATAGTAGGAGATTTAGCTGCAGATTCAGGAGCTTATGTATATAACTCAGGAGATGGACAAAAGTATAATAATGGAAGTAACTCTTCTTATGGTGCTACATGGGGAACGGGTGATACTATAAGTGTACTTTGGGATGCCGATACAAATACTCTTGTATTTTATAAAAATGGTGTATCTCAAGGAACAGCTTGGTCAGGTTTAACAGGAGAATATGGATTAGCTTTTAACTGTAATGGAAGCGATTCAGCTACAATTAATTTTGGTAATCCTTCAATTACCATCTCATCAGGAAATAGTGATGCTAATGGCTATGGAAATTTTGAATATGCTGTACCATCAGGATATTATGCACTTAACACAAAAAATTTAGCGGAGTATGGATAATGGCTTACACAGATATAGATAAATCAGACGATTATTTTAATACAGTTCTTTATACTGGTAATGGTGGAACACAATCTATTACAGGGGTTAATTTTCAACCTGATTGGGTTTGGTGTAAAGCTAGAACAGGAACTGCTTATCACCACCTAGAATGTGATGCTGTAAGAGGAGCTACAAAATATTTACTTCCTTCTGCAACTACAGCAGAAGTAACTGATGCAACTACTATAACTTCTTTTAATTCAGATGGTTTTACCACTGGTTCAAGTGTGGCAACAAATGGAAGTGGTGCAAGTTTTGTGTCATGGAATTGGTTGGCAGGAAATGGAACTGCATCAAACACAGATGGAAGTATCACATCAACAGTTTCAGCAAACACTACAAGTGGATTTAGTATTGTTAAGTTTACAGGAACAGGAAGTGCTGCTACAGTTGGCCATGGACTTGGTGTTGCACCAGATTGGTATCTAGTAAAAAGATATAACGGTGGTGATGGTGGTCAATGGAATGCCTATCATTCATCATTGGGTGCTACTAAATTTATGCTTTTAAATTCAACTAGTGCATCTCAAACTTCTGGAACAAGGTGGAATAACACAGAACCAACATCGTCAGTATTTACTGTAAATACTAGTGGTGATGTAAATGATTCAGGTGATTTACACGTAGCTTACTGCTTCGCAGAGAAAAAAGGATTTAGTAAGTTTGGCAGTTACACCGGTAATGGAAGCACAAATGGAACATTTGTCTATACAGGATTTAAAACTGCTTTTGTTATGGTTAAAAGAACCAACTCAACTGGATCATGGAGAATGTGGGATAATAAAAGAGAAGGATATAATGGAGATAATGCTTTTCTTTATGCAAATTCAACTAGTACAGAAGAAGCTGATGGAACTGTAATTGATTTACTTTCAAATGGTTTTAAATTTAGAAATAGTAGTGGTGATAATAATGCTTCTGGAAGTAGTTACATCTATCTGGCATTTGCTGAAAATCCATTTGTTACAAGCACTGGAATAGCTGGAACTGCTCGATAAGAAATCTTGCTATAACACACAATCTGGTATATTTTAAAGTATGCTACAAAAACTTAACTTCAAACCCGGATTCAATAAACAAGTAACCGATTCAGGTGCTGAATCACAATGGGTTGATGGAGATTTTGTACGATTTCGATATGGTTTACCTGAAAAGATAGGGGGCTGGTCACAACTTAGTAAAACTAATCAAACGATACCAGGAGCAGCACGTGCTCAACACGCATTCGAATCCTTAGCCGGTGAAAAGTATGTAGCAATTGGAAGCTCGCAAGGTTTATTTTTATATTACTCGGATAAAATTTATGACATCACTCCATTAGATACGGGTTTAACAGGAGCTGATTTTGATGCAACAACCGGTTCACCAACGGTTACTGTCAATAAAGCAACACACAATTTACAAAATGGAAGATATGTAAAATTTTCTTCAGTTACGGTTCCAACTGGATCGGGTTATGCAACATCTGATTTTACGGATAATACATTCGAGATA